CTTCCCGAAATGCTTTTGCCCAACCAAGCTTAGAGTCTCTGACCACGACCACAGACTCTGTATTATGGAAATCATCAGCAACACTAGGCAAATGTTCTGTATATTTTTTTTCAACACTGAAACCAACTCCCGTCCCACACATAAGTACATAAAGTATTTCATCAAAAGCTTTCGGATGATCCACCGGTATATAAGAACAATTATACCCGGCAATGTTTTCTTTTTCAAGAGCTGGTCCGGCTGTCATTAATGCTCTCATTGATGGCATGACTTCTAAATTTAAAACTTTATTCTCAAGGTGCTCTCTTATTTTTTTATCTAATTTATATTTACAATTTTTTTCTAAATGCTTTTCAAAAAAATCAAAATATCTACCCACCGTTTCGTGCCACTCCTCTCTTCTTTTTTCTTCCGACAGCCATCTAGCATACCTAGACTTATGTATAAATTGTTGATAAACAGTTGGTAGTTTCTTTTTCATTTTATTTTTCTCCTTTTCATTTTAAATATGTTTCTTATGTGAGTTATAGTCATAAATATATTTAACAACATTATAAAATATAATCCATGCCTGATAGCCCACCACCACCAAAAAGTTTGAGACACAAGTCCAACCCATGGGGCTTTTTTTGATCCGTTACCGTACAGGTATACCGAAAGACAAGCTCCGGTAGCTGCGAAAAATTCTAAAAACGGAAAGTTATCGTAAGTCAATAAGTGTAGCATTTTTTATTGGTATATTAAAGAAATATTCTCCACTAGATACAAATTTATTAGGAACTTGTATAATTTGCACACACTCCGAACCTTTTATAGACCAAGCTTTTCGTAAATCTTTACGTAAAACATAAAAAGTTAACCGATCTGGTAAGTCTTGCATATCAATCAATCTTTTTTTACGGTAAGGAATATGTATTGTATCCCAAGATGTCGGCCAATCATTTACCCATCCCGGCTTAACTTCGACCTCATGATAGGATACTTCTGGTTCTACTACTTTTATATCGGCATTGTAATCCTCAATATCAGATGACAACTGACAACCAAGCCCTAATAAAAAATTTCTAACGGCTTGTTTAGCTGGATTGTCCCACTTGTTATATTCTGTCGTTCGAAAAGGAGACTTATTGTTTTGTATCAACACCATCTTTTTTGTTCTCACATTTATGTTTAAAAAACACATTGCCAAAAACAGTTAAGCTGGTGTTAGCTGGATCAGCTTTAGTTTTACCAACGTACTCCCACTCACAATCCATTGTTTTTTCATTAATAGCTCGTTGTTGAAAAAAATCTATGTTATTTAATGTATAAAAATTCATAGCTAATCCTACTATCACAGATATTGGATCCATAATTATTGTCCTTTCTTTAATGTGTTAATGTATTTTTTTAAGTACCACTCAGCTTTTTCTAAATCTTCTAATCGTTTGCCTTTATAATTACATCTCCAAACATACTTTATGACCTGTCCCCGCAAATATCCACGAAACTCTTCGGGTGTAAGAGTAGCTTCAATCGCCTCTATACACTCTATACCTTCGTTTACTGTGTAATGAGCTGGGTGGTTAACCGGATCGTTACTTGTCATTATCTTCTCCATGTCTCATGTTTAACAACACATTCAACCTTTTTCGTTCAAAATCAACCTTTTCAGGTTCACGGATGAGTCTACCAGCAAAGTCACGAACTTGGCTGTAATTAAGATTAGCAAGATCACAAACATCAACAAACCAAGAGGCAGTAACCCCAGCAGTTTTAGTAAACCATCGCACAGCATCTTGCTGAATGACCATGTTTTCTTTGCTAGTAATTTCGGTAGCACTAGCATCCAGCAGTGCTTGATAAATGATGGCTCTGAATAAGGTTCTTTCGTTTTCTCCTTCATGATTTTCTCTTTCTGTACTGGTCGAGGGATCGATACTTATACGGCTTGCTTTTTCTTTTGATAAATAGTCGGTCTGGTTCTTCTTTTGGTTCTTCATCTATCCATTTTTGAGGTATTGTTTTATCTGCCCATAAAAAATTATGTTTGTTTAACCACTGAGCATAAGTTGTTTTACTTCCTTTGTAAAGTTTTGATTTAGAATTTTGCAAAACGAAACGAATATCTAGTTCTGGCAGTTGTCTTTGTATATACAAATGTTTATCTCTATTTGCAAGTGTTAACTGCCCCTTAATTTCAATAATTATGCCGTTAGCCAATACGACATCAGGCACATAGGTATGATAAGATTCTGGGACTAAAAAAGGTATAGTCAGGGTTTCATACTCAAAAAATACTTTATTGTCCATAAGTTTCTTACAAACTTCTGATTCAAAGACGGACCGAAAGATAATTCCTTTTACCTTTTTTTTCTTTATGCGACTAAACATTAGGGAATATCTTCGGGAACTTTAGGTTCGTTCTTAACTGTTGTTAACCAACGAGGGCCGTTGCTATAAATAAATTTTCGTAATCCTTTACCTTTGTTAGAGTCACTCCAACATTCATTTTTAAATGAACAGTAAGAACAATTTACACCTAGCTTCCTGTTCCCGGTAACTCCATCAGTTTCATCAGGATAACATCTCGGCGGCGGTGTGTCTGACTCAAGGCAGGTTTTAAGTTTAGCTATCTTTTCTTTTACATCTGGTAGTTCTTTTTTATCCGGAGTGCATACAGCTATATGTCCAAACTGTTTATCAATAGCTAAAAAACAAAGCTTGTCGTTTTGTTCAGCTTCTCCATAAGCTTTGATTTGATATAGATAACCAAAAGAATCGTTTTCTTTTGTTAAGTTATTACTTTTAAATTTTTTAAATCCAAAACTTGAGGCACTTTTAATATCACACACCCAACCATCAATGGTCGCATCTTTGTGTCCTTTAACACCATCAAGTTCTAATTCTTTTTGTTCTTCGGTAACATCATGTCCCGCCATACGAGCAAACAATAACAACAAGTCTTCTAGTATATGGCCATATAAAAACTTTATTTTTGTTTCGGCTGTCAAATGTTCTCGTAGATCGGGACGATGACATTCATACCAAGATTGTCTTTCCGGTTTACCAAGAGCCGACATACGAAGTCCTCGTGACTCATTTGGTTTATACCGGAAAGAATTTCTAATAGAACTCGTGACCGACTTTGAAAAAGCTTCAAGCTGTTCATCTGTAGGTTCAACACCACCGGCATCAAACAACCGATAAATATCTTGTACTAATGTATCAATAGTCGCCACGATAATTCCTAATTAAATGTAGCTGATTCTTCAGCTACCGGTGGAGCATTAACTTCAGGGAAGTCCTCTGCACCAGAGCTTGTATCTGCCACAAATTTAATTATTTTTACAGAACGAAGGATAGCTGTAACTCCCTTTGATCCTGTGGGTGACGTGTATGGATATGGGTTCAACTTAACATACACTTCCGTACCACGACCAAGACGGCCGTTTGGTACATCCTGAATAGTTAGTTGTCTGTTGTTCGTATCAAACACTCTCGGCTTAATGGGATTTTCAGTTCCATCTTTTTTATAAAAGTTTGTTTTAACTTCAATATAATTACCAAGCTCCGGTTTGGTATCAGAACTCTTTACATTCAAACCTAAAGACTCAAGTGTCTTTTTATTTTTATCATCCACTTGCAAAGTAATTTTAAACTTTGGTGGTGGAAAAGTATTGTCGGGTTCAAATAAATGATTGTAATGACAGATACCTTGGACAATAACATCCTTTGGTCTATCGTTCTTTGACGAATTTGCCATAGATTTCTCCTTTAAAAGTTGTGACTTATCCATATATAAGTCTATTAATATTAAGTCTTATCACTAACACATAAAAAAATAGTTGTCAATGAGTTTCTTTCCAAGTTGTCCCGATATGATATTCACTATCTAAAGGACAGTTGAACTGCAAAATCTTTTCGGCTTCTTTCATAGCTTGTTTAGTAATCTGACCGAACTCTTCAGCCTGATCTCTTCTAACCTCCCATTGTACTTCATCATGCACATTGGCTACCGGTCTTGCATCTAATTTTTTCTCCTTAACCATACGATCAATCTCACAAAGAAAATGCTTGCAGACAATACTACCACAACTTTGTAAAAGGACATTCAAAGCCGAATGTTCACTACGACACTCTAAAAGTCTGCCGTCAATAGCTTTTATGTTGCCGTGATTAGATCGTATCATAGCAGTAATTTTATTCTTCAGCTCCCGAATCATTGGAAATGCTGACTCAAACTTATCTCGTAGTTGTTTGCCCTCAGACATACCACCACCAATTACTTTGCCTAGCTTCTCATTACCGGCTCCGTAGATATAAGCATACAACCAAGTTTTACATACTGATCGATCAGCTAAACCCAAAGCTTCTTTATGAACGTTGTGAATATCACCACCAACAACAATGTCTGTGTATTTTTGATTATCAAGATAATGAGCAAAGCATCGTATCTCTAGTGATGAAGCATCGGAACCAACAAGACAATAATTTACGGGGTCTTCTACTGTCCAGCAATCTCTACACTCCGGACCATACGGAGAATAACTTGCGGGGATCTGTGCCATATTGGGGCTATAATGACTCATACGATGTGTCACACAACCTATCGTTATAACTTTACCATGTACTCGGCTGTCTGGCCCTACAGCTTCAAGCCATGATTTTATTTGTGATACTCTTTTCTGCATCAATAAAAACTCTGACATCTTTTTAGCTTCAGATAAATCAATCTCTGAGAGCACCGATTCATCCACTATAGGTTGTCCTTTCGGGGTTAGTCGTTGAGGATCGGGCTGCCACCCCACAGCTTTCAATCGTTTTATTATCTGTTGACGAGAGTTTGGGTTGAATACCTCAACGTTATCTTTTAATCGTTTGCCGGTCTTGTCACTGTATCTCTCTGTTATTATTGGTGGAAATATTTTCTGTAAGTCTTGCTTTATCTGACCGGAGTTGTCCTCAAGATCAGCCATCAGCATTGATGCTTTCTTCTGGTCGAGGTAAAAGCCGTTGACCTCTTGCTGTGTAATTATGTGTCTGACTTTATGTTCTAGTCTCACCGGTGCTTTACCAAATGCTTTGAGCAACGGCTGTAGATGTTGAGCTAGCTTACGGGTCAGGGCTACATCCTGACGACAATAGTAGAGCATCTCGTTGCTGTATGTTTCAAAGTTATCCTTGAAGTCTATCTTCTCACATTGTAATCGTTCACCCCAAGCTTTCAAGCTATGGCCACCATCTCTGTGCGGTTGTATCATCTGTGAAGCTAGCATTGTGTCCCATACTCTTTCCGGCGGTAAACAAATCTGTAGTAGTCGGCTAAGAACGATAGCATCAAAACTGACACCGTTGTGCATAATATATATTCTTTCCGGGTCTTGTTTATGAAACTCTACAAACTCGTCAAGGTTATCAATAAACTCTTTTGTTTCTCCCGTCTCAAAATCCATGCAACATATACAATGTATCTTTGTTACCGGTATCTCATCGGTTTCTATATCTAATACTGTATATTTAAAGGAAGACGGCATCCGTATCACTCTCTCCTGCTGGTTCGGGTTGTTTTTGTTCTTGCATCCTACCAGTATTTTTGTCCCACTTCAACCAACAACATGGCCCGGTTTCTCCACTGAATCTGTTTTTCAATACTCGTATCGTTGTTAAATTTCTTTTGTCTTCAGTATCAGCTTGTCCGTTTCGTATCAAAGCAAACACCATATCACATAACTGAGCAATACCATGTGAACCTCTGAGGTCAGCTAGAGATATGCTTCCTCCCTCTTCGGCTGTATTGTTCTGTGGTAGTGTTCGTCTTAGATGAGATACTAACATCAGATGTATACCTTGCTCTTGCACAAGAGTTCTGAGTCTGGTCATGATTGTATCTATGGCTCGTCGTTCATCGTTACCCTCATGAGCACCGACAATCATATGCAGATGATCAACAATTATGTACTTACATGCTAGTCCAGAGGACAAATATTGTATCTTACTAATGACATTATCTATATTTGTAGCACCAAAGTGATCCCATAATCTGACTCTACCGGTGCCAAGTGTTTGATTCCATGCATCTTTTTTAATGTCCATTGAGGCCGTTGTTGTGGGTAAATGGAGGGGGAGATTGGCCTCAACAGACATTAGTCCTTTGGCTGTACGGAGGACACTTTCCTCCAAGAATAGACAGCCAACGGATTCTGTGGTGTTTTTTACAATGTGGTGAGCTAGTTCTCGCATAACACTAGACTTGCCGATACCCGAACCGGCACACCAGCAGGTGAGTTCTGATTTTCTCATACCGTAGGTCATATCGTTCATACCTCGCCATGGGTAGGGCAAGGACTCTTGTGGTTTCTCGTTTTCTATCAGATCCCACGTTGACTCTCCGAGGATTATACCCTCCGGTGTGTAGTCTCGAGCTTCCCACCAGAGCTGTGTGAATCCTTTACGGTTATTGGTAGCAATGTATTCGTTCGCATCTTTCAGGTGGAGGTCTACGACTTTGACTTTGTTGGGAGGAAACAGATCGGCAACCTGTTGTGATGCTTTACGTCCGGGTTCATCGTTATCAAAGCAGAGGACTATCGTGTCAAAGCTGTTGATATATTCAAAGTTCTTCTGGCAGTCTGATACAGCTGACTGAGCACCGTTTTTGATGGATACACATGGCCATCGTGAGCCGAGCATCTCGTAGCCTGACAGAGCATCCACCTCTCCTTCGAAGATAGTTATGTATTTACCACCCTTGGCAAAGATGTGCTGTCCAAAGAGTATACTGTTACGGCTATCGCCTATATATTTGAAGTCCTTGGTTTGGGTATCTCTGACTTTAGTCCCGATATGATTCCCGTTTTTGTCGGTATACGGATAGAGGTGACGGCTGATCTGTGTGTCAACACGGTTGTGTTTCACTCCATATCGTTGGCAGGTCTCCCTGGATATGTGGCGATCTGTCAGTTCATCAATGATGCCGTTTGGTAGGGTTTGTGGCTTCGGTGGTTCCTGTTTAGGTATAGGGGCCGGGTTGTCGCCGGGTGTATGTGTGTTGCATACGAAACAGTAAGTATGTCCGTCTGAGTATAGTGAGTTACCGTCAGATGACCCACAGTTGTCGCACGGTATGTGCTTTATGAATTTAGAGTCTGTTTGGTGTTCCATGTTTTTCCCCCTTTCACACCTCGTTTTTCCCAAATTGTACTATAAAATACACGGGCGGGGTTGTCAACAGGAAAAAATCGTGGTAGGTTGGGTTATCTCCCGAGGGGAACTATATGTATCTATGAGTATCTATATGTATACCTAGCTGAATACATAGGTGTACTAAGGATTTATAGGTATACATAGGAGTCTATGTGGATACCTTTAGTATATTGTTGTAGTAATACCTATATTATACTTATAAGAAAGAACACTATACCCAATAGTATTACTGAGTATAGTGTCAAAGTTCTGAGCCATTGTGGTGTCATATCACAAGACTACACGAAAATTGCTATAATGCAAAATAAAACAAAAAACCATAGTCCTACCCATTGGATACCTCCTACAATTTGAGCCACTTTTCTGTCTGCTGTGTCTTTATGTTTCATTATACTTTTCCCTTTCTATGCCCCTCAAGAGTCAAAAGTCTTTCTTCGTAGTCTGGGGCATTTAGTTGTTTAAGTTGCTGCCTTGCTCTTGATTTAGACATCAAGCCAGAGAAAAACAGATAATATATCGTCTCAATATTTGTAATCTTATCTGTCATTTTTAAGTCGTGTAAAATGTTTGATGTAATCTGAGGGTACTTTTATCCATACCCCCTGACTTGTAGTTGCTCTCTTTCCGTTCACCTCTACAATATAGTTCTCGTCATCAATATACATAATTATTTTGTTATTTATCATAGGGATATAATCCTTTAAATGTTTCTTCTTTTAATTTTAAACTTTCTGCTGTATCACATTTGACGGCGACTAGTCGTTTAGAATTTTGCTCGTACTTTTCAAATAGTCTTGTCGCAACCCCCTCACAATCTGTGGTCGTTCCTAGTCTTTCGTGCTTCAACGTGCCATCAGCTAACTCAACCCATATGGTTACTATTACTGCCTCAAGCATCACTCTTCTCCAAAATATTTATAAAAATTAAAATTATCTATAGAGACATCTTCATCTGCTTCTTCAATGTTAACAATCTCTATAATATCGTCATCAACTAATCTCTTTATAAACTCTTTACGATTTGAGTATTGAAATTTATCTGAGTTTAGTTTCTCATAAGTTCTGTGGTCAATTACCAAACTTGTAAAGTCAACATGATATTTTTTAGCCATTACAAACCCTCCCTACGTGTTCATTAATAACACCTAATATTTTACCAATGTTTGGGTCAGTTGATGTTATTTTTAACTCTTCAATAGTATCATCACCAACACCTAAGTCTTGCTCGATCCATTCTTGCTCTTCTTCTTTCCAATCCTTGACATCTTCCTCCGTGCCAAAGCTTACATAGATTCCTCTATCCTCGTGGACAGTTCTTTTATATATTTTATATTGTTTAGTCATCACTCATCTCCCATTTGTTAATTTGATCTAATAAACTTTCAGCACATTCAGAACGACCAACAATTATATCGTCAGTTCCGTCCGATGTGAATTCTTCGTTATTATTGTTTGCTTCAACAACTTCAAGATTGTATTCTATTTCATCTCTTAGCCATTGTTTTACTTTTAACAATGTGTTTTTAGTCATCATCGTCCTCCTTATCTACATCAAATCTAATCCATATTGATGCACCAGCTTCATCACTAGAGTGTCGTACTACTTCGTGATGAACGGGTACATTTTCATCTAACCATTTGAAAAATTGTTTTTCATTCATCACTCATCTCCTTCACTACAGGAAATGCAATATGACACTCTCGTAAAAACTCTGCTTGTTTTACACTTATGTGTTTCATACTTTCAACTTCTATTTTTCTGTAGTCATCTTGCTCACCACCATTCTCATCAGGTATGCTATCAGGAAACACATCTCTGATTAGTTCTTTATCATCAGTCATATCTTCACCATCTTGATGTATGTGATAGTCATTGTATTGATGGAAACCATCAACGATTCTATATGTAATTAATATTGGCATCACTCACCTCCTATTGTAAGCATAAAATAACATAAGGTACATAAAGCTATACACCCTATGATAAATTCATAATCAGGTTTTTTAATCATTAGTCTGTCTCCTTTTTCACACAGTGTTGTTTGTAATACACATTGCCCAAGAG